AGCTTAACCGCTTCCATTCCGCAGCCAATATCAACCCCAACCGCAGCAGGAATAATAGCCTTATATGTAGGTATCACGCTTCCTACTGTCGCACCTTTGCCGAAATGGCAATCAGGCATGATAGCAATTTTACCATTTAAGATAGGCAGAAAAGACATATTTTCAATTTGCTTTTGTGCTACGTCTTCTATTTCTTCCCACGGTAAAAATGTTTTTACATTCATGATTATTTCCTTTTTTATATTTATATAAGCTTACTCTTTTCAACTGCCAAGGATTTATCAGGTCTTAACGAGGCGACATGCCTGTCGGTGCGTGCAGGTTTCCACAGGTCAAAATGCCACTTGCCTTGAGTGTTGCACAGAACCTCCTCTTTTATGTAAAAACCGTCTTCTACATTTCCCGACATAATACTGCGACCTATAATATGCTGGTATTTTGCAGGTTGTCGATCCGAACAGTTAATCCATTCCTCTTTATTTTTGGCACCGATATCAATGTCGTTCCCAGATTTGCGTTTTAAAAACCGCTTAAATGCTTGTTGCATGGTTTCGTTTGCCATCGGTTCTCGCTCTAGCATTTGAAAAAAATTTATAGCTTCAGATTCGTTTAGTGAAATGCTTTCCAACTCTTCAGTTTTTCTTGATAGTTGATTTTCGGTCAAGCAGTCTATTTGAAAATAAGGTCGTTCACATGTGTAACAATCACCCATGCTTATGTAATAACTTGATATTGATCCATCAAATAACCAATAACATTCTAGTTTATTTTTACACTTTGGACAATATAGAATTTCACTCATTTTGTTTTTCCTTTTTAGCTTTAATATGATTTTTATCGTCTTGGCCCGTAACCTCTGCGAAAAGTATTGCCAATAAAAACCACCATCCGCTTTGTCCCTCCAAAATACAATGTAAGCAGTCCCAAAAACTAAAGAACTGTTGTATAGTAGTACTAAAATGTATAGTGTCAAATTTTCAAATTTACCCATCTCTCTCCTGTTTGTTTAAGCCTATTAAGTATTTCGTGTTTTAGCAGCGACTGAAAATGTTAAATCTAATTGATCATGCGAATACGTTTCACACTCTGAATCTTAGCCGATGGCGCGCCTATAATACTCATAATCTATCGACCCTCCTAAACAGGTAAGTTCATATTGTTCGCCATGGTGCATTTCAGTAATTATGGGCGTTGATCTAATCGGGTTTTTTAAGTTGCAACGTGGACATGTAATAGAGTAGCCTCCAGTATAGTGTTGAGTTTTTTCCCACGGCCCTTTCCCATAAGAACCAAGGTTGGCCCAGATAGTGTCAGTACGTGAAGATTCGTTTTTAGGAGACACTCCCTCCATTACTTTTTTACACTTGAAGCATTTAAATTTTACTTTCACGTTCTATCCCCCTACGTCCACCTACTGTTTCCAATAATTGATCTATAAGCCCCTTACATTCCTGCTCCACATATTCGCAATATCTAACCCTAGCCTCTGGGAACAAGTAACTGTCATAACATTCACGATGCGTTTGTTTTTCCAGTTCTCCCATTATATCCATATCTAGCGCATCCCAGGAATGATGACAATCAAAACCTATAACGCCTTCTTGATTAAACGTCACCCCTCCGTGAACCCTTAACCCATCTAGAATTTCGGGGTCTACCCCTTGCAGTTCTAAGGGAACGTTAACATATCCACAACGATAGCCACGTGAGCAAGCTTTTACAGTGTATTTCAAGCCCCTGTAACAACCTTCTTTTTCAATCCAAAAATTTGTGTTAGTTTTCATAGAATGGGCTCCAGGAATTAATAGTGATCTTATAGGGAGGCCTAGTTTCAAATCTAGGGTGTGCTGTGCACGCCTTCAGCAAGCGGTCAGTAGCTTTTTGTATAGTTGTGGTATCCATTTTTTGGCCAAAAGCCATATCGCAGTGTGCGTTTTCTATTTCGTCTCGTACGTAGTACGTAAAATATACTCGATACCACAATTCTTTCTTCCTAAACCACTTCATATTAATTGCCCCTTTCAAATTTATCTTTTACTTTTTGATTTACTAGACTACGTAACACTCTAAAATCAAGCATAGGATTTTTAAACTTCTTCAAAATATCCCAAATTTCTTCAGTGATAAGTGCGTGCCAAACCCTTCCCAAGGTTTCTCCAATCAATTTCGGGTCAAGTGTAGTAAACCCACGCTCTAATTTAACTTTAGCAATTTCTTTATCTAGTAAGTGTTCAGTTAAAAATTCATGAACAACTGCATTTTCTATTCCGTCCGTATACGCTTGAAGTTTTCTAGCCTTTCTCTCCTTTGCAACTTGCTTCAAAGATTGAGGAACATACTTGGCGTAAGTAGTTCGTCCATACGGGTTGACAAAGTTGGCACGTTTGATAACCACCCCTTCGTGTCTATGGCCTTCCTTCAGTAACCATGTGCACGATTCCCAAGCCTGGTGGGGTGTCGTCTGCATTGTAGTGCCTAGTATAGGAACAGTTGAAATTCCAAAGCGCCCCAACACCGCATCAATAAGATGATGCTCCCAAAATACTCCGTCTTCTAGTAAGATATCAAAAGCATAAAAGTTTCTCCACGCCTCAGGAATATACCCCTGTACCGTATGCGGAACTAGCCACTCTCCATAAATTGTACAATATGGGTACCTTGCAAAGAATTCTGTAAGGTTAAGATTGTTTTCCTGAACCCATCCGTAAAACCCTTGCAGAGTGTTGTGCTCTCCGAGCTGGTTATTACGCGAGCCACAGCAGACTCTAGCCCCCTCCCACCAAATTGAAGCATTAGCCCCGTCTAGTTTTGGCACGATAAAACAAGCTTCGTCCTGCAAACCCTGTACTTCTTCGCTCGTCAGTCTCTCTAAATGTATGTATTTTTTAAACATCTTTACTCCAAAATTAAATCCTGCATGTTAAGTAAAACTTTGTTGATATCGTTTTCTTTAAGTGCAATCTTAGTTAAAGTTTCGTCATTATCGAAATAGGCACCTTTCAATGCACCCTGGTAATAACCAAGGATTGCTGCAAGCTCGTTCAACTTCTTCATCAGTTTCTTTTGATGTTCTGTCATTGTAATTTCTCCAGCGCCTCGAATTCTTCTATTATCATACTTCTATTCCTTTTAATTGAGCTCCAAAATAAAACATTTTGTCAAAAATGAAGTTTTGCATTTCTCGTGTACAATCGTCTACATCATATTTTAAATGTATATACTCTTCCGCTAAAGCTCTAGCTAAAAATTGAACGCCCTTTGTGTAAGCATCCTGAGATAACAATATTTTTTTGTAGGGTTTTCGCTGCGCTATCGCGACAGCAGAACCTAACGTTTCAAATGTATTAATTTCAAATTCATTAGGATGAAATCCAAGTTTTTTGCAAACATCAACGGCTTTTTCAAGCATGGTTTTTTCGTATTCTGTTAATCTTAATGGCTTTTCTACAGACATCGGGGCGTGTATTTTATAAAGATTCCACGCGCTTTCTTTTAATTCAGTTCTTTTGTTTTGTCTTAAAAAGTAAACAGTTTCTAAAAATTATATGGATGGTTTGCCTGCTCCACAAAATTCTATCTGATCTTCAAAGTACCCCTGATTTTTAGTGACCATTTTCTCAATAAACCATTTATTATTTGACAAGCACGCAGCGTCCCTTATGACCCACGCAATTTGAAAATCATATTTTGCAGTGCGATCTTCGGTTAGATCAATATTTGATAAAATATTATACCTAAATAATAGCTTGACCTTATCTTTCACCCTTACCTTTCTGTAAAAAATCCCAGTTGAATTAAAGTAAACCTCACAGCTGTTGAAAATTTCATCTGGAACTTGGCTTGGAGAAATAAAAATATTATCTTTCAGGGTGTATTGTTTAAAAAATTCCTCACCCTCAACCCTGATTAATGTTGTTAAATCTTCAGGATACGCATCCCCTTCAAAAATTTTCCCATTTTCATCTATGCAATTACTATACAGCTCCCTGAAGGCTTGCCAGGTTTCCCAATTTCGCCCCAGCTGAGTAGTAAAACCCAGTTCTTGACCATTCATTAAAATAATATCAAATTCATGATCTCGTATTTTTTCTTTTTGCTTTGTAAATTCTAGCTTTTCTAGTCCTCGATAAATTGTAATAGTCATGCCATTTCTAAGTATTGTCGAGATTGCATATTTTAAGCCAGTTCCAAAATATCCAATTGCGCCGCCGCTTTTAGACGAAACCCCCATCACTGTAATGGCTCTTTTGTCAATCAATCCATTATTTTCAAAATTTACAATATTCACAGCCCAACCCTCCGAGCAACCTCAAGTTTATTTATCATTTCTAAAGCCAGGTCATTATGCCCATTTTTAAGCACCAAAATTGATTTAATTTCTGGTGTAATTAGATCGCCTTTTTCCCATGCTTTGTATTCGCCAGTGATAAACGTGTGATAGTTTGATATGCGCCTCAGCAGCAACCCCAGCAATGGCTTTTTATTAACATAAAATCCATCTAAAAATTCATGACTTGCTGACTGAACGTCTCCAGCTTTAAGATATTTTAAAAGTGTTGGAAATGCGTTTTCTCCCAAATTATAAGCAAAATCTGCTAAAGCTCGACCTTGAGCTAAGGTTTCAGTGTTATATTTATCTTCAAAATGTAATGTTAAACGACTTAAACGCATTTGCAACCATTTAGTTGCTTGCTCTAGAGTGCACACCATATTTTGACCTACAGGTTTGCCATCCGGATTGGTTTCCCCAAATCCAATTGTCCAAACATCAGCAGGGCATTTGTAAGCTCTTAGGCAAAAACCCTCAAAGTGCGCGGTTAAGTCAATTTGACTATCAAATACTTTCATAATTAATATTCCTCAATTTCAAGAACTTCCTTTTAAAATCACATCACCGCACAACAACAACTTTCATCTTCGCTACTGCTCGTTTCTCTTTTAGAAAAAACCGAGGCTATGCGCAAAGTCTGGCAATGTATCTCTTCTTCTAGTTCTCGCAAAGCCGACACATGCGGATTCATCTCACGCAACCGCGTGATACGCTGCCCCACACGTTTCAATGCCTGGTTCATTTGCTCCCGCTCCTGCTCCAGCTCCGGCTCCAGCTCCAGCTCCAGCTCCAGCTCCCGCTCCGGCTCCAGCTCCGGCTCCCGCTCCGGCTCCCGCTCCCGCTCCGGCTCCGGCTCCCGCTCCGGCTCCCGCTCCCGCTCCGGCTCCGGCTCCCGCTCCCGCTCCGGCTCCGGCTCCCGCTCCGGCTCCCGCTCCCGCTCCGGCTCCGGCTCCCGCTCCGGCTCCCGCTCGATGAATTTTGAAAACCCACACGTTTCAATGCCTGGTTCATTAAATTTGATCTCGGGGCAATTTATGAGGCCATGCGGTGTAATCAACAATAGCACCGCGCGAGATGCAAATCGGATTTAAAAAAGGCTCTACTTCGCTAAACTCCCCATTTTTTAAGCAATTATAAAAGCGGCCAGTGTCGGGAATCCATGCCGCATCTTCTAAAAGAATTTCGCGATCACTTATATCTTTTATGCGCCCCACATAATGGAGTGTTACCGTTCTAATAAAATAGCACCCCCCTACTTGCATAAATTCTTTCTGCTCCGCATGTGGCTTATTAAATAAGCTCATAAGCTCTTTAATTTCGCCAAGCGTTAAATTGTCTGTACATTTTGTCATTTTATTTACTCCATTTTTGTTAATAATTTAGTTAATTAGTGAAGGACTTGCCAGGATTTGCCGAGGTTCAGATAATTTAGAACAACTCGTATAGTCACCTGGCATGATAAGTTGAGCTAAACCTATGCGCCTTAGTGCTGACCTTACCTACGACCGCCGATAGCGTCTACCTATTCCGCCAAAGCCCTTCGTGACTGGTTCTGAATACAGAGGTAAGATTCTAACCCTAGTGCAGGATTGCTTCTGATAACTTTCGTTTCCCAGACTCACACTCAAAACCAGTCACCAAAGGCTCTTACTCCCAATGCTTTGGCAAAGAATCCCCTATTATATGCTCAGAAATATGCACACAATGAATGTCGTTTCTAGTTTTTTTTATATACTCTTTCGCAGCCAGAGCTAATTCTTTGGTAGCCCATAACGAAAGAGCATAATTTTCTTCCCCATGTTGTGTTTTTTGAAAATAACAACTTTTAACCATGTACACTCTGTCCACCCCAATCTCCTATTTGTTTAATTAAAAATATAACGGGCACTCGATCTTTAACTTTTTATACGCTTTTAGCACAGTCAGCCTTGAGGGTCTCAATCTATTATTTTTATAATGTTCAAATACACCATAGGGATAATTTCTAATCCAAATTTTTTTCCCTCCTAGACTTGCATAATGCAAACCTTGAGTGTATTTAAATTGATACCCTTCAAGCATTTTGTTAAACTCTGTATCCCACTCTTGGCTATATTTCCCTGACATAAACCAAAAAGTAGGCCTAAAAATAAACTGCAAGTTCTTAACAGATTTATAAATGTTTTGTAAAATCATGCTCCTCATCACACCCTCTTATTTATTTAATTTAATATAAAAAGAACGCTCAAGCCTCACAATAAAACCCTGCTCTATGAGCATGCTAAGCAATACTGCAACATACATTTTGCGCACATGAACTTTGAAAATTTTAAATAATGTTGAGACATCCTCGGGAGTGAAAACCTGGTCAGCTTCAATGTGATCTTTCAAGATATTTTTTAATAGCTGTGTGATTGGTTTTTGCTTTTTCATTATCATTCCTCCCAAAACTTTTTAGCCCACGCCTGAATTTCTTCTGGCGTCATGTAAAGTCGTTTGCCGATTAGTCGGCCTATTTCTGCCAGGCCTTTATAATTTCTTTTGCGCAGGCCTCGGAAGCGTTCAACAGTCATGTCTAGAGACTTAGCCGCACTTGATACATTTAATAAGTGTTGTTGCATTATTTGGCGCTCCAATTTTTTATAAATGATTCTTTGAATTCTTTATCTGCAAAAATATCTTGAAGCATGTCGGCTATACGACCGCTTAAAAGCTCTAAGCTATTCTCGCTCCAAGTGTAAAACTCAACATAGTTGGCTTTACCATTGCTGACTAAATATTCAAATTCTTTTAATCTGCTGCAATACAAGTAAAGCCAATGCTGAATGCTGGATTCAAACTTTCCAACTGTGTAGTTTTTGGTAAACTTGACATCATAGACCGTGTTTCTTTTAATCGCGTCTGTGCGCCCATAAAGCAACAAATCAAACTCACCAATTTTAAGCTCTCGCCTAACTTTTTCCTGCCAAATTGACCCGATAAGCAACTCTCCAAATTCGATAACGCATTCAGATTTTGTCTCGCTATCTCCAAGAGTGTATTTTTCAACCTCATTTTCAAAATCTATACCAGCTTGCATAGCAGGGGTGGGCTCAAATTTAACTTTGTTGAGGGTGTCTAAAAAGTCTTGCTTGGTTTTGGCATCCATTTTTCTGTACCAATACCACGAGCTATAGAGGGATGGCGTTACCAGATATCTCATTTTATTGCCTCAAACTTTTTAAATTCCTGGCTGTACTCCAAGCCAAGGGTTTTAGCTATCTCTTTAAGCTTGCGCTTAGCCTGCAAATGGCTGTCCCAAATAGCGTCAACTTTGTTGAGATGATCTAAAAATTGAGTTGCACTGTCGGCGTCAGTTACGCTCTCAAGCATGCCTGCAATTTCTTTGTTGAGCTCAATGTATTTTTGGTTTTGCTCAGCATCTTCAATTCTGCGCTTTCTTGAGCCTTCGATGATCACGTCTTCAATAAATGTATTGCCCTTTGTGGTTTCGGGAATTTCAATAATATTTGGTAGCCGCATACTATTTTTAGCGTAGAACTTGCCGCAAGGGCTAAATGAGATACTGCGTTTATCTCCGCGCATTTCCATGTATCCCATAAAATCCAGGTCTTTGACTAAGTCTTTACCGGACGATCCTGAAATGTCTGGACGCACAATTTTATCATCGCCGTCTTTCTCTTCTTTTTCATGAGCAACAAATAGCAAGTGCTTACCTTTGGCTTGAAAAGCTCTAATCATTTTTTGAAACTCAACTTTTAAAGCGCCATATGCTTTGAGAGTTAAAGAACCATCGGCTTGGCGGTTTTTAGGGTTTGTTTTAATAAGATAGTCACCGATCCGATCAACCAACTTTCCCACAGTGTCAAAAACTACTGTGTCAAATTGATTCAATTCATCGCTATTAACTAAAGTCAATAAATCATCATAAGATTTTAAAGGCAACGACGGCACTTGAAAGCGTTTTTCAACCCTATGAACGCCGTTATCAGCATCGATCAACACTGGATTTGGCGCAGAGAGTGCGAGCGTTGATTTGCCAACGCCAGGCTGCCCATAGATTAAACCTGCTAAAAACACATTATCTTGTATGTCACACGGATTTTTTAATAAACTCATTTTTGTTTTCCTTTTTTAAACCATTTGTTACAAAGTCTCATATGCCCTTTATATGCCAACTCTGGACTGTTATAGCCAGCCATGTCGATTTCATGACCGGACTCTATTACATAAGGACAGCATTTATGATTTGTTTTTTTAGCTACAAAAACCATCGTTTCATAAAGTCTATCCGATCCAATATTTTCAAATCCATAATTTCCCATTTTATTGTTGTAGTCGTTATCCCACTCTTGGCCAATACCTTCTATTTCTACACCCCTACAGTCGGCAAATATAGCTCTAACTCTACTGTCTGGATAATATTCGCCAACAGTAGAAACTATATAATCACCAACACATGTTGCTAGCTTAAACCTACAATAATCAGCACAACAAAAATGTGCTGCGTGCGGCATCCATATCCAATCACTTTTAGTTTTAAATTTCATATAATTCCTTTCATTGTTTTTGGGGGGGGCACTCTGCCGGAGAATGTGCGCCAACAATAGCAAAGTACCTTCAAAAAAGTGCCATCCGTGGCAAGCTACGTCATGTAGCGTCCTAGTTCTCTCCATGGTTAAACATAGCGCTATCTCCAATATTGCTCTTGTTGCACACCCACGTTTTAATACCATTCGAGATCAAATCTTTAATTTGGATAGCTGCTTGATTCAAATTGTCAGCAATCAGGTCTTTGCGACTCAAGAAGCGATCTTCGGCGGGGTGGTAGTTGAAATAAATTTCATAAGTTTTCATAGCGTGACTCCTACAGCATGCTTTTTTTGATGACAGCACGCTCTAGAGATAAAATCTTTTGACGCCATGCAAGCTGTTCCAAAAAATCCAAATAAGTTAATTGAGAATCCGCAAGCCAGTCCATTATCTGCTTAACGGTCGTCACTGCTTTAATTCTAGGCTTTTTATTTAACATGATTTCTCCTGGTTTGTTTTCTAACTGGTTGTTCAAAACTTGCAAAAAAATCTAAATTCTTTAAAAGGTTTTTACCGCGCTTAATAACTCTAGCGCCTATACTCCGATGCTTTTTAGCGAAGTAGTAAGCTTTGCCATAGCTGTCGAATTCGTAGATTGTCGAATCATCAGGGTTTGAAGTAATGCAAACTTGATACATCAGATGCCCTCTGAAAAACAATTTAAATTCCGCTCATGCTCAGCTTGTCTGCACATGTGATCGAACTCATTCAAGTCTGCATTCAGCTTGCCAGCTTCTTTTAAAGCAGCTCCGTATGAGTCAAAAACTTCGACCTCTTCAACGGTATAGCGTCCGTCTTCTAGAATTACTTGGTATTTGGTCATTGAGCGTCTTGGCGTTGTCGTTGTGGTATGGTTATACTAACAAATGTTAGCTTATTGTGTCAATAACAATTGTTATTTAATTGTTATTTTTTTAATAACATTATGATATTTGACAAAAAATAAATTCAAAGTTAGAGTTGTACGGGCAAACCTATACATTTGTTTGGTATAGCAAAATTATACTTGTACACTCTTGCCGTGTCACCTAACTTATGTTAGCTTACAAAAACTAACAAAAGATATGAAAAAATGATGTTTAGAGATTTTATTGATAAGTCTCCCCGTGGGACAATCCCGAAGCTAGCTAAAGAGATTGGCGTCACGCCAGAAGCGCTGTGGCTAATTTATCACGGCAGGCGCAATCCATCACCTTCGCTGGCTATAAAAATAGAAAAGGCAACTAAAGATCAGGTTTCTCGTTATGACCTTTTGGATAATGCATCTGAAATTTGGGGGCCTAACAATGGCAAGAATTAGAACCATTAAACCAGAGTTTTGGAGAGATGAGGGCCTTTCCCTTGTTAGCTCTGAAGCAGCTTTGTTAGCTATTGGGATTTTAAATCACTCGGATGATGAGGGGTATTTTAATGCAAACCCTAAATTGCTTGAAGCTGATGTATTTCCATTACGTGATCTGTCACGTACTACTACGGTACTCATTCAAGAGCTGTCAGAAATAGGTTATTTAGATTTATTTTTAGGCACCGATGGCAAGCAGTATGGAAAAGTTAAAAACTTTGAGAGACACCAAGTTATCAACAAGCCAAAGCCTAGTCAAATCAAGGATTTAATTGATAAAAAAATCGAGTACGGTAGCATTACGGTAGCAGTACCTCCTGGAAAGGAACAGGGAACAGGGAAAGGAAAGGAACAGGGAAAGGAACAGGGAGGGGGTACTTCGTCAACTTCCGTTGACCAACCCTCGTCAGAAAAATCTCAGAAAAGAAAATCCCAGAATATCCCCTATCAGAAAATTGTGGACTTGTATCACGATCTCTTGCCAGCTATGCCAAGAGTGCTAGTGCTAAACGACAAACGCAAGTCTCACATCAAGAATTGCTGGAATCAGCCCGAGCATGAGCTCGTGAAACCCCAAGACCTGGCGTGGTGGAAAGAATACTTCGAGTATGCAGCCACAGTCCCATTTTTGAGGGGCGACAATCAGCGGGGCTGGAAAGCAGATTTTGAATTTTTAACAACGTTCAACAACTTGGTCAAGGTGGCTGAGGGGAAGTATCAGGGGGCAAATTAAGTGTATCAATCAGCAAAAAAAACAACTGCGAAAGCATGGCGTCCAAAGTATCAGCATCCGGCGTATTTGAAAGATGCGATGGCTTCGGCGATGGAACGTGCAGCGTCCAGAGAGCTGGAAGTCAGCAAGCTTGGATGGGAGGAAGTTAAGCGAGTGGGCGCAGCGATGGGCGACGCATACCGGAGGTCGCTAATAGCAGCATGAAGCGAAAATTTAAACTGCCTGTAGTGCGCTACGGCAGAGAAGAGGACACGAAGAGCCTCAAGGAAATTGGCTACAAGCCAGTTGGGAGATGGTCAACAAAAGACGATCACGGGATAATTTTTAAACTTAAGGATGGGTTCGATGTCAACAAAAACTCTAAAAAATCTGGCAGTTAAGGTCAGGAGCTACACAGATCAAAACGGGCAAAAGAAAGGGCAATACGTCAACGTTGGGAAGATTATGCAAAATGCTGACGGGGGTAAATTCATGTTTATCGAACGCCACGTCAACTTTGCTGGATTTCCACACAAAGAAGGCTCGAGCAGTGTTTTAGTCAGCATGTTCGACCCGAAAAATGATTCACAACAACACCAGCCACAACAACAGGGTGCATCAAAGTTTCAAGAGGATGATATACCGTTTTAACTAAAATTTAACTAAAAAAGGAGATTAATTATGCGTACAGATGTTTTTAGAAGTTTAAATTATACCTACAACTCTGAATTTTCTGCACATACAAGAAAATTAAAACTAGCAGCCGAGGAATTGTGGAAGGCAGCAATTGTAAAGGGCTAAAGCGGCGACGATAAAGAGCGAATTAATTGTTTTGAGGAAGGGCAAGCTAGACTAGAAGAGGCCCTTATGTGGTTCAACAAAGCTTTGGCAGCTCATTATGAAAAGGGCATTGAAGCATCTGAAGTAGAAGAAAAAGAGCCGTGCTCAGACTGCGGAAAGCACCATCCCAACAACTTGCTAGATTTGCTCGAAGAAATTTTTGGGGAGAAAAAATGAACTTTATTAAAAAATGGATTTTTCAAGCCGGACAAATCGATCGGCTTCTCGTGGTTAATCACCAACTGGGACAAGACAATAAAAAGCGCCTAAGTCGTGTTGAAATTTTAGAAGACGAAGGTAAAAACTTGCGTAAATTGATTGGTGAGCTAAAAGTTCAAATCAATGCACTCAACAGAAATTGTGAAGGCTGGATGAAAGCAGCCGATGAAAGAGAAAGGGCAAAGGTTAAGCTTGGATATATGGTTCGAGACAAGGATGAAGAAATAAAAAAGCTACAGGCGCAACTTTCTGGTACAGGCTCCCAAAAACAGACTGTAGTGAAAAAATCACCCCTTTTAGGTACCAGAGCATTACCCAAGGCGAGAAAGTCAAACACAGCAGCACAACGCAAGCCTCAGACAGATAAAAAAGGGGTGAAGAAAGAAAAATGAAACTAAAAAGAGATTTAGAGCGATTGGGTGAGCTTAAAAAACGATATATCAATCTTGCAAAAAGAGCGCAATGTGGGTTAACAGTAGTTAGGGGCAGCAATGAAGCCTGAAGACGCATGCATTAGTGTAGAAGAGTATCGGAGGCTCGCAAAGAAGAAAGGCTGCCGCAAGCTGACTTGGAAAGAGCTTTATGATATTTGGGCTCATAAGTTTAAAAAACCTGAAGAAGTGCTTGCTATTCAAGTTTCTAAATATCTGCATGATAAATACCCTGATCTTTTATGGTGGCACACGCAGAATGAAGGTAGGCGCGGAGTATGGCAACAATCTTTAGCGAGACTATTGGGCGTTAAGCCTGGCGTGCCGGATATTTTTATACCTGTGACAAGCACAATGGTGCGCCCACCCAGACCACCTTTGAAGTTAAAGACGGTGACTATCGATCCGGCGATGTGGAAAAATCCAAACAACGCAGTGATGCTTTTTGCGGCTGAAAGGACTTATAACGGCTTCTTCTGCGAACTAAAAGCAGCCAAAAATAAACCAACAAAAATTCAGTCTGAAATGATGAAAAAACTAACAGACTCAGGCTATTATTGCTGCGTTTGCTATACGTTGGATGAGTTTATTAAGGAGTGGACTGATTATGTTGGTACTTGAAACACTTTGTGACCACATTAGATTTGAGGCTGTGCAATTACACAGAAAAGATAAAAATCTGACCCCCCATGAAGTTGCAGAAAAGGTGTGGAAAACAATCACTCTTGACGGCCTTCATCCTAAATTTTACCTACAGCTGGGAGTGCAAATTCTAGAAGCAATTTTTAAAAAAGACATCCCTTATTTAAAAATCACAGTGGATAATAAAAAATACTATATCTCAAAATCTTCAGACACAAAAACTCGCCTCACCAAAAATCAAATTTTAAAAAAAATAAAGGGTGGTGTCCGATTGCCACTAATTGATTATTTCATCAATTGTTATGGGGACGGATTTTTGTTGTTTTCGCAGGCAGATCTGGAGTGCTCACAAAATATCGCACGTATTGAGTGCGTCCGAAAATGGAAGATTTACGAGACTATTAGTTTTCCTTATACGCGAAGACGTAAGTTTGAATTAAGAAATACGGCGCGCTTAATTGCTCATTTAAACGGCTTAACCGATACCGATTTGTATTGGTATATCCAGGCAGAGGACAGAAAGGCGCAGGTGCATTATGGTTGATTTGAAAGGGAGTGGGCCGGGTATGTTGCTTGAGATTAAATTTGATTCCACCCCCATAAATGTCATTTTCGAAACTTTTAAATCGTTGATTGAATCATTTTTGTATAAAAATCCACACGCATCTATTTTGGAAATTGGTACTTATATTTCTACATTTTTAAAAGCCGAAAATAAAGAGAAGGACGCGACGCAATTATTACTTATTAATAGATTTATTCTTAATTATTTAATAGGTAGATTAAATTTAAAAGGATTTTAAATGCCAACTATTAATTACTTAAAATACCTGCGCATAAAAGCCGGATATACTCAAAAAGAGCTTGCGCTTAAAATTGAGAGAAGCCCAAGCACGGTGAAAGCTTATGAGAAAAAAAAGCTCAGAGTACCTAAGCGTAGCGCTCTTAAGTTTAAAGAAATTTTTAGTCTAGAATCTACTGAAAATATAATCGGATATGTTAAAAGTATCCATGTAGCACAGGCCGAATATCATAAGCTCTTGCCCAACCTCCCCAATGTGAAGATATCCGAAAAACCTTCTCGAATATTTGATCAACTTGGCCTTTTAAAGCGCAAAATCTCACTCAAAGATGTGCATTGTTTGGTTATGCGTAAAAATTCCTCTATTTAAGCTGCAGCCATTGTAAAAAAAGGCGTACCTTCTCCCCACTTATGCCCAGACATCCTATAACCCTTTAATAGCCTAAAGATCTTAACTCTTCAGGCTATGTTTATCGACTCTCAAATTAGAGGACTCATAGCGCACCAAAATAAACGGACTCGCTATGTCTAAAAAAAATTTTACAGCCACCGAATCACAGAAAAAAGAAGTGTTTAAGCGGTTACAGACAGGCGAGCTAGCTCAAGGTGTGCGACTAGACATTCTTAATCCTGAAACCCAAAAACCGATCGATCTTGATACTTTTTGTAGAGAGTTTGCAGATGCAATAAAAGATGCTCGGGCCAAGCGTGGGTCTGTTGTCAGCTCAAACTTGTATGCAGCCGCGATTTATGCAGGCGTGAACAAGCAAACTGGCAGAGAAGAGCGAGATACAAAAGCTATGCAACAGTGGTTGGCGCTTGAAGGGCGCGGGTTGTTCGGCAAAAAATTGGAGCTGGACAATACCGACCCGTTGCATATTCAACTGGCCAAGATCAAGCAAGCTTGTGCTGATGGTCACATAGGTACTCAAGAGATGACGGCGTTTGCAGATATTCTTTTTAAAGAGATGCAGCTCGTTGAGTTCAGTGCAATTAAAGAAGAATTTGCTGAAATCAAGAAAATGCAGGGGGCTGCCCGCAAATGAGCTTAGCTGCATTTAAACGTGAACTTGTAGAGTTCAAAGGTCAATTTGAGGATACCGTTGAGGATCATGTTTTAAAAGACGTCAGTAAGCACCCGCTTGTGCTCAAATGGCTAAATTCTACTAAGACAACTCAGTTTTATGAGGGGTTTATCAAGCAACTAGAGGCCGAGCCTTCTGCTATTTATTACGCTCTAGTAAGGCATTTTGCAAGAAACGACCTCTTTTTTTTATTGTTCTATGTGCTGGGGCGTAAAGACGCTTTAAACAACTGGCTTATCGATAGATGCTGGGACGTTCAAAAAGATCCAAATGAATTTTTAGACTTATGGGCTCGAGAGCACTACAAGTCGACTATTATCACTTTTGCGCTGTCAATCCAAGATGTAATGTCATCGCATGGCTTTAATCCTGATCCCAAATGGCATGGTAGAGAAGCGACAATTGTAATTTTTAGCTGCACGCGCCCAATTGCAAAAGCATTTTTAACTCAAATAAAGCGTGAGTTTGAATCAAACGAACTATTAAAGACCGCATTTTGCGATGTTCTTTACGACAACCCTGGGAAGTATGCACCAAAGTGGTCTGAAGACGCGGGATTGGTGGTAAAGCGTAAGTCAAACCCGAAAGAAGCCACAATTGAAGCGTGGGGGGTTGTAGAAGGTCAGCCAACATCTAAACACTTCTTAGTGTCCGTATATGACGACTTGGTCACTAAAGATCATATCCGCTCGCCCTACATGATTCGCAAAGTGATCGAGGCGTGGGGAGTTTCAACAAATCTAGGAACCGAGGGAGGATTCACGCGCTATATAGGCACGAGATATCACCTTAACGACCCTTACGCTGAAATGATCAAGCGTAAAGCTGTGACAGTCCGCAAATATGGCCCCACCTCAGACGGATCACTGACAGACAAGCCAGTTTTAAAGAGCAAAAAAGAGCTTGAGAAGAAACTTAGAAATATGGGCCCGTATGAATATGCATGTCAAATGATGCAAGACCCCACAAAAGACGAGTCAGCAGGCTTTAAGCTCGAGTGGCTTAAAACCGCTAAAGTTTCTGATTGGTCTGGCATGAATCGTTATATTTTAATTGATCCAGCAAATGCAAAAAAAGAGGGCTCAGATTATAGCTCTTTTACAGTTTATGGCCTGGGAGCAGATCGGAACTATTATATTTTAGATCGTGTGCGCGACAGATTAGATCTAGGAGAGCGGGCAGAAGCTCTTTTCAGACTGCATAAAAAATATAAGCCTTTGAGAGTGGGATATGAACGCTACGGCAAAGATTCAGACATCTACTACATTGAAGAGCAGATGGACAAGCTCAACTATCATTTTGAAATCTTTGAGCTCGGCGGAAGGCTAACGAAGCTCGACAGAATTAGACGTTTAATTCCCCTTTATAAAAATGGCCGAGTATATCAGCCTTCAGAGTGCTATTACACAGACTATCAAGGCGTACGACAAGACTTAAATCAAGTTTTTAGAGATGAGGAGTATTACTGCTTCCCAGTCTCCGTACATGACGACATGCTCGATTCAGATTCGCGCATCTTAGATAAAGTCAAAAGTCCAGATGGTCGCTCAATCGATTTTGCTGAATTTCCCGAAGATGAAGACATTGACATTTCAATGTTTATGCGCAAAGCCGAGGGGATCAGATAATGGCTATCGATAAAAACACAAAAGTTCTTGAAGACTGCATTAAACAAATAGACAAGGCAGGATCATATTGGGACAAGAACAAGCGCAAATATCGCAATAATTTAGATTTTGTATTGGGGTATCAGGATGAAAATAGAGGCGCATCATGGCAAGGTCGGGAGCGTAATACCCGTTTAAACTTTAATGTGCTGCACTCATTTGTGAAAAGCATAATGGGTGAGCAGCTTCAAAACACGCCTGACGTAGTAGTAATGCCCGCGTCTAAAAATGTGGAGCAGTGGGAAGTTGACTTGAATGAAGGGATTTTGAGAGGGATTTTTTACGACTCAAACTTGCCTCAAAAAACTTATAAGGTATTTTTTAATCAGCTCGCAGGAGGCTATGGAGCCTATCGCGTTCACCCTGAGTACGAATCAGGAATGTCATTTGAACAAGTAATCAAAATCTCACAGGAAGAAGACCCAACGCTTTGCTATTGGGATTATGACGCTGAAGACGATAACAAAGTTCTTGGGCGCTTCTGTGGCAGACATGTGGCAATGCCAAAAGAAGATTTTGAAAAGGATTATCCAGATATAAAGTCACCATCAGGTTTTTCCTGGGACGTAATGGGTGCTTCAGGATCATTTTATACAAAACCTTCTGACTACATTGTGATTGCTGAGCATTGGGTCAAAGAAGAAAAAATGACAACCGTATATTTGCTCAAGAGCGGTGAAACATGCACCAAAGCAGAGTACGGGCCTTTGGTGGAAAAAATACAGCAAGAATATACCCAGCAGCTATATTTATCCTCATTGAATGGGCAGCCCGAGCCGCCAGAGCCTCAATATCCAGAAATCATCGCAGAGAAAAGAGACAAAGTTTCAAAGATAAAATATTACAAACTGTTGCGTAATCAGATTATTGAAGAAAAAGACTGGCCAGGAACCGTTTTGCCGCTTGTATACGTTGACGGTGATAGCAGCTTTAGACATGGGCAACAAGAGATAAAAAGCTTTTGTCAGTTTGCTCACGACAGCCAGCGAGCTCTCAACTATACAAAAAACCAAATTATTCAACAAATTAAAAACTTCCGCCGCGAGCAGTGGATCGGCACACCTGAAAACATGCAAGGACAGGGTATTAAGCAAATGTGGCAGAACCCTGAAGAGCAAGCCGGAATTTTACTGGCTAAGCGTGATAAAAATGGCCAGTTGCCCACGAAAGTTGCTCCATCTCAGATTAGCCCAGATCTTTTGAACATGCAGCAGTTTTTGGGTGGTGACATACAGAATATTTTGGGAAGGCATGACGCATCTCAAGGGCAGCCAGGAAATGAGGTGTCAGGCGCTGCGCTTTTGCATCGAATCGTTCAAGACAATATGGGCAGTTATCTGCAGCTTAATAATCTCTGCACAGGGATTGTCACTGTTGCCTTTGTAGCCCTAGACATGTTGCCGGCCATTTATGACACCGAGCGTGACGTTATCACTCGAGATAAGAAGGGTGAGCCAATGGTTTCGACCATTAACGAGTTTGTCGGACTCCAGCAAAATAATAATGGGCAGTATGAGGCTGAGCAGGCTTATTACAAAAACCAAATTTCACGCAAAAAAATGCGTGTTGAACTTTCAGCGGGCCCAATGTTTAGCGCTCAAAAACAAATTGAGTACATGAAGCTAACCCAGTTCGCAGGCTTATTACCTCAGGAATTTGTGCCAGCCATGGCAGACATGATTGCCGAAAACATTGATCTTCCAAACACTAATCAGCTTGTCAAGCGTGTTAAGGCTTTTGTGCCGAAACCAGTCTTGATGCAAGCGGGAGAAATGAGCCCGGAAGAAATGCAGCAATTCCAACAGGAACAACAACAGCAGCAACAACAGCCTCCTCCGCCTCAAGTTCAAGCTCAGATGCAAAAAAATGAGATTGAAGATAAAAAAATTCAGCTTCAAGAAAAAGACCTAGAGCAGCGAGCTAGAGATGACGAGGTTAAAAACTACCTATCTGGCCTTAAAAATCAAATAGAGCTGGAAAGAGTACAGGCTACTAAACAAGGCGACCAAATAAGCCTTGAAAAAGACATTGTAAAAGCAAATGCAGAAATGCAATCAGCGGCTCTCAATGCCATGCACGAAATTCATAAATCAAACACGGCTCTTGCAGCCCCCACACGCCAGGGTCATGGCGGTTCTAACGGCCACTACCGGTAAATAGGAGATAAAAACCATGTCAAAAACAGACAATACAGAAAAAACGCCAGCTCAAGCGGTAAATCAGGAGCAAACAAAACCAGAAGTTAAAAGCGAAGCGGCTCCAGAAGTAACTCAAAAAAAGAGTGAGCAGGCTGAGCCTGAGGCAAAAGTTAATAGCACGCCATCAGTGGAATTTAAGGTATATGACGACCCTGAAAGCGAAACTAAATCTCAACTTGAGCCATGGGTAAAAGCACGTCTGGAACGTGAGCAAGCAAAGGCGCAAAGGGAGCGTGAAAAGCGCGCTGAAATTGAGCAGGAAATGTTGAAGCTTAAGCTTGAGAGAGAGTCTAGCAATAGACAAGCTCCATCTCAGCCCAGCAATCCTGAGCAGCCCTCTGACCCTTTAGAAATAGTCAGACAAGTGGTTAGGCAAACTTATATGGATGAAGAGCGCAGCAGACAAGAAATGCAAAGAAATGCGGATCTTGAAAGAAAGCGCAATGACTTTAACGCTAAGCTGAAAAAAGGCTATAAAAAATTTGATGATTTCGATGTGGTATTTCAAGAAGACATTAACCTGCCGCCAGAAGTTGTTGAGTTTATGCATGACATTCCTAATCCGGATGAATTTGCATACAACCTGGTGAAATATAACCCGAACTTGCTTGATGAAATTAGCACGCTTTCAAAAACAATGAGAATCGTAAAAGCAAACGAATTTTACCAAGCATTTATGGCTAAAAAACACAGGAAAGTAGCCTCAGCAGCCCCAACACCACCTGTCTCCGTAAACAACACGGGAAGCGCCTCAAAAAGCACTTCTCAAATGTCATATGACGAATTATTCAGGCACGTCAACCGACGGCGTAAATAGAAAAAGGAGAGATAAAGATGGCTAACGGTTTAATTACTAGTGAGTTAGTTTCGGAAACCATGCTTGCACGATTTGTTGCAAGTAATGCGTTTATTAATCAAGGTTCACGTGGTTTAAATGGGGACTTTACCCAAAAATCATACGTTCCTGGTGAAACAGTTAAGATCAGAAAGAGAAATCGCCTGAAAGCTGGAGACGGTCAAAGTGCGACTGTCCAAGGTATTAGCGATGCGGTACAAGAAGTATCTTTGGCTCATCAATACCATACGATGGTTGATATGACTACGCTGGAAGAGGGGTACGATCTTGATAGTTTTACAGATCAGGTTGTTAACCCTGCAATTGATGCTATCAACGCAAAAATGAATGCAGATATCTATGCCGCTGCGCTTGCGCAGGTGAATTATGCAACTGGTTCAACATCGTCTGCATTAGATCAAAGCGCCTTGTTTACAGCTCAAGGAAAAATGACAAAACTGCAAATGTCAAAAGCAGATCGTTGTTTGGTGGTAGGCACGCCAGATGCGGCTGCATTAAACAGCTCTTTATATAATACCTTCAATACTCAGTTTAACGAAGACATTATCCTGGATGGCAAGTTAGGTCGCTTTGCTGGC